CTGTAACAATAATCTTAAACATATCATTCATTGCTGTGCGACATGCTTGAGGCGTAGAAGACTTAATCGATTCAAGCCCCATAATCTTAATCTTAGGCTTAGCATATTGAACACCTTCGTTATTATACACGTTCAGGATGTATCGTTTCTTAGCAGTCCAAATGCCACGATCAGCAATAGCTTCGCGCTTCATAACCATGCGGTTAGAATATGCATTGGTTTTTACAGCGTATTCATCGAAGGCTTTTGCAAGCATGGGCTCAAGTGCTTTAGAACCAATCTCATCAAGGAACGCAACTGGATTATTTGGTTTGAACTTATTAACGATATCCTTTACACCGATGTAAAGCGAATCAGTATCCATTGCAATGACACGATCTTTAGGTTCGCCAATGAAATTATCAAGATATGAATTCACCTTGGTTTCAGCATATTTAATAACCTCTTGACCAGTCAGTGTAATTGCTGACGCGATACGAAGATCGAAGTACCTGAAATATTTGTTGCCCATTGCACCATAAAGTGAATTGAGAAGAATCTTTACAGCAGTTTGGTGTGTCTCAAGGCGAGCAACAACCGACGCTTGCAATCTAATCTCCTCTTGAAGCTTCTTTATTTTTCCGTTATTCTTTACCGCAACTGCAAGTTCTTCATTCAGACTCTCGATTTTATGTTTTGCTGTTAGCATATCCTTCTTAATATCTACGCGCTGTGCATACAACTCTTCGACAATCTCTGGAATAATACCTTTCTTATCTTTGCTGAACTTTACACCATTAGCAGCACGCGTTCCGTCAATACCATCAATTTCGATAATAGTTTCAGGAGACATATTGTATTGAACAATCAAATTGGGATAAAGAGAATTCAAGTCAAATGACATTACCCACTCGTGCATTCCTACGTGAGGATCCTTAACATACCCACCTGGATACGCGCTTGTTTCAGAGTCGTTATTAGGAAGAATCGCGACTCGGGATCGGGCTAGGCGGCGGAAAATAATAGAATCCCAGATTGCTGTAGTACCAAGTGTATCGACGTAATTAACTCCACCGAGATAAGCCATAGTTAGCACCAACGTAATAAGACCGAGCTTCTCCTCCATACGTTCAATGAGCTCAACGTCCTTAATATTGTAGTCAACAAACATCTGAAAGTCTGCATCATACAATTCACGCAGTGTACCAACTTCAGAATAGTCAAGCTTCTTTTCTCCGAGGACAACACTTGAAATATGATTCAGCGAGTATGATTCTTGATTGCCGTATGTGTATGCGAACTTCTTAAAGAGTTCCATGTAGTCAAGGTGCTGAATACCTACGATGTCGAATGTAATTTGTTTACGACCTCTGATAGTGATCTCTCTACGATCAATCTTTTTCCAAGGTGATAGCTCTTTTACTTTGTCCTCACCGAGGAGGAATGCCATACGAGAGACCATATAAGGAATATCGAAGAATCGTGTATTCCAACCTGTAATGACATCAGGCACGTTTTCTTCCCTTGACCAAAAGTTAATAAAGGCTTCAAGCATAGATGACTCAGCAGTGTACTGACGATAGTCAATCTCAACACCTTGAAGTTCAGTCTTTTCTGGATCGTATGGTTTCATTCCCCATACACGATAAGTATTATCCTTAGAACTCTTATACGCGATAGTAAGAATCTTATTGACAGGATTATCAACTTCAGGAAAGCCATCGCCATACTCAGTTTCGATATCTAACGAGGCGATATCTACAAGAGAGCGAGAATACTGAATTTCATTGGGAAACTGCTTTTGAATAAACGCTGGGATATGTCGCGTATTACCATATACTTTAAAGCTAGGAATATCACAGTATGTTTGTTCGAATTCTTTAACTTCGCGCATCGAATCGAATTGCATCGGTTCGACTGGTGTGCCGTCTAAGGCTTTCCAAGCTGTAGTAGTGTTTTCCTTCGACTTGAGATATAGTGTTGGTTTATACTTAATCCGTTGAAATACCTTTTTGCCATCACCATCATATCCGCGATACAATAAGCTGTTGCTAAATCGATCGACACTTGTGTAAAATCCGCTTAAAATCATAATCTAATTATACCACATATTATGCAGTATGTAAACTAAATTATGATACTATGGAGTATAAGATCCTCCAGTGCAACCAGTATACGTTCCATCATAGCTGTTTCCGCTCGAGTCAATAGCTGTTACACCGTCAAGTGAGCCAGTTGCCTGTTCATTAAGAGGAAGATTGACTATAATATTTCCGAGAGTGTCCTTTACAACTAAATTTGAGTAATCTCGTGAGATATATGTCGGGGAACCGGTATCAGCAAAACCAACAGTGATGCTATTAAGTGTAGTAATTGTTTGAACAACTTCAGTCGTGACCCACGCATTTGAGTTAGAGTATGATCCAGACCCGAGACTGCCAACGGCAAATCCTCCTTCTGCTATTGAGCCGGAGTTAAAAGATATTCCCAATGCTCCACTTGTAAACGGCCCGCTAGATTCATCACCGCGATGATCGACAGATACTGAGGAGATGTCAATTGCCGTAGAGAAATTAATAACCATCTTATCATCCACACCATCTGTCGAAGCGTAATTGAATGGTTCGGGACCGTCATGTATTATAATAGATGCACTTGTTGGATAGTCATCAAGCGTAATTACCATTGTTTCATTTTCATCACCTGGAGAATTCGCTACAACATTAATCGTGATAGAGTCAGTGTTGTTATTGATAGTAAAGATACCAGTAAGTGACTCTGTAATATCATCTGCTTGAATACCTGTTATAGTGTAAGGAACAGTTGTACCATTAGTAACATTTGTGCCGACAGTGCTAATTGTGATATTAAAACTTTGTCCTTCGTCTTCTGAACTAACAGCAGTTAATGCGTACGGTGATGGAGTAGTATCGGTAATAGGAATAGTAATCGAAGCATCACCATCCAAAGTAAGAATGAATGACTCAACTTCACCAAAGGCGCTAACTCCAATATCGGATTCAATATTAAATGTAGCAGTTGCAGTATTATTCGTAATGTTAAAATTGCCCGTCAGATCTTCTGTAATGTCATTTGCTTGAATGCCAGTTATAGTATAAGGAACTAAAGTGCCATCTGCTATATCGCTGCTAGTTCTGGATGTTGTAACAGTAAACGAGAATCCTTCTGAAATAGTACTGATGACACTACTTGTTAAAGCGTATTCGTCAGCTATATAATTAACTTGCCAACCATTGTTAGTCAAAGTCGTGATATACCCTAGTCCAGTTGCTGATGGTATAGCGTTCCCGAACCCTGACACATCAATTACTGGATTTGGAGATGTTGCTGTAACATCACCTACAACGGTAAACTTATTTAAGATATCATCAATGGACGCCGAAGTCAAGTTATTCTCGCTCAGATCAAAGCTAAGAATAGAAGTAGGAGCTACAAACGAAGTGGGAATACTAACCAATTTGTTCTTTGAACAATCGAATGATGTTAGAGTTGAAGGCAAATCACCGAAACCAGTAATATCGTTATTAGAGACATCGATGTTAGTAGCATTTGTAAAAATTGATAGATCCATATTTCCACCAATCTTATACATAATTGGAGTTCCTTCACTATCTTCTGAAATTTGTGGCTCAACAATCAGTGATAAGATTTGATCTGGATTAGATAATGATATACTCTTTTGCATAAATCTATTTATAAAAATTCCCCTTTACTTTAGGTGAAAGAGGGAAAGACCTTAAGTGTTTATTCAGTCAAAAACTCTGGATCGCCAGATGCGCCTTGTTGAATAGTAAACTTCTTAGGTTGAAGTTCTTCTGGTACCTCTTTTGTGAGATACACTGAGAGAATACCATCAGTAATACTGACGTGTTCAACTCTAATATGCTCAGCAAGATCAAATTGCTTCTTGAACTTACGTGTAGCAATACCCTTATGGATATACTCTGAATCTCCATTGAGCGCTACATTATCACCTTCAATCGTAAGGATACTCTTTTCGAGTGTTACGTCAAGGTCTTTGTCCTTGAAACCAGCAACTGCTAGTGCGATTTCAAAACTCGTATCGCTGTGCTTCACTACATTGTGAGGCGGATAAGTAGAGCTGTTTGATTGCGTGCTTTCAAGTCTATCAAAGATAGAGTCAAAACCAATTGTCCACGAACGTGGGATTGTTTGTTGTGTCATTTATTGTTCCTCCTATTAGGCAGGGTTATGTTGTGAGACCCCGAGGGCATCTCATTCAAAGCGACAGCGTGTCACCTTAAAAGTTTATTTATACTGATTTGACGTTCCCTATTGAATATTTTGATTCTAAATTCCACTCGCGTTTATCACGGTGTGAAATAATCTTAATATGTCTTAGAGTAGTTTTGTTCTTTGCTTGCTCTGGATTTACGATATTCAATAATCCCCAGTCTGATAGGAGCGTTGTTATTGAGTTACGCCTACAGACATCTTCGTTAGATAGGTTAGATGGTTTGCCATCAAGCATAAAGAGTTCCTTAAAATGAACAATGAAGTATCTACCTTGTTTATGAAGAATATGACAACTCTGAAATAGGGTATTGTGATCCTTTTTTGAGGATATCCCTATTCGAGTAAGAGTTTCCTTAATTTTAAGGAAGTCATCAGGTTCTTCTAGAGAGATCTCCAGCATTTGGCTAGGATCCCATTGGGCTAATTCTTGTTCAATCATGTGTGCTTAATATTATAATTACATCGTTAAAGATTTATTTATAACATTGAACACTTTCGCTTATGCAGTACCTCCTTGATCCAGCCGAGATCGAATCGCCTTTAGTGCTGCTGCGCTAAGTAGCGGATATACTTCTTCAGCCTTCTCCTTAGAGTAGTTGTATGTGTCTTGTATAGCCTTAAGGTCTGCTGGATCTTTCATCTTCTTTGCCCATTTACCGAATCGTTTCTTTGGACGAATAGCTGCACGGAGGAAATCGTATTGCATTTTGGCTGGAAGTTGATGGCGAATATTAAGTTCGTTAACAAGTAAGACTGTATCATTGAACTGTGAGAATCCACGGTTGATTATGAAAGGAACGTATTGTTTAGATGGAGAGTCTGGACCAGCTAGCTCTTCGCCTTCATACGCTTTACAGTCTTTTAGCAAATCAGGACCATGAGTATTGATGCTCTTGATAAAATCAAATGGTGATAGTTTACTCATACTATTTCCACTGAGATGATGCCATAATCTCCGTTAAGCAAGCAACAATGTTTAGTTCTCTGTCACTTACAAAACATGCTTTATACTGATAGTCAGCTAAGATGAGAATGATGCTCGGAATAGATTGGCCTTCGGCGTAGTCATATAGAGAATCATATATCTTTCGAAAGATAACAGATGAATCAACGTCTGAATTGTTTGTTACCCAACTGCGCATGTTCTTAAAGTCTCGGGTCTTGAGATGTGAGATGAGCTGAGCAACGTTTTGATCAGACATGCCTATAAGGATATCAGGAGTAATTTCGCCTGACGCGGAATACCGTTGGCACTCGTTAAGAACACGTCTCCAGTCTGGAGCATAGCGCATAATGAGGTCAGCGATCACCTTGTTGTTGTACTTAATACCTTCTTCGTCAAGAATAGTTTGAAGCCGCTTCATGAACTGACCAGCTAATCCAGCGAGTTGCTTCTTATTAGTATTGAACTCGATGACTGAGCAACGCGAATGGAGAGGCTCAATGATGCGATTCTTAAAATTGCATGTAAGGATAAATCGGCAGTTAGAACTAAACTCCTCAATGAAGCCGCGCAGCGCTGGTTGTGTTGATGAAGCATTTAAGTAATCAGCCTCGTCGAGGATAACTACTTTGTATTTGCCACCGTGTAATGATACGGTTGAGGCAAATTGCTTGATCTTTGAACGAAGAACATCGATGCCGCTCTCCTCAGATGAATTGATCAAGAGATACTCTAAGCCTAACTCATTGCATAGCGCTCTAGCAACTGTAGTCTTACCTAAACCAGCTGTGCCAGATAAGAGCATATTATGTAATTCGCCATGCTTAACAATGGCAGTGAATGTAGCCTTCAAAGAATCAGGGAGGATACAGTCTGCGATACACTTTGGTCGATATTGTTCGACCCATAAAAATTCGTTCATAATATATATTCTAACATTAATGCTTACACTTGTAAACTACAAAAAAGGATGAGCAGTTTGAATGACTTGCTCAGGTCGATCTATCTACTCAGCGGCGGTTTCAGCTTCTGGAGCATCTTCACCCGCATCTGCCTCGGCAGGAGCGTGGAATTTTACGAAAGCCTCGAGGCGATCGCGCAATTGGCCAACTGACGATAGTTCTTCACCGCGAAATCCTCCGCGGCTAGTGCATACATCAATTACTTGCAATGCAGCGCTAAAATCAGCAAGACTGATTTGTGGTTCATTTACTTCCGGGGTTTCCGGGGTTTCTACTGTTGTTTCTTCACTCATATGATTATATATATGTATTGTTTGTTTGTGTTATTACGTAACGGAAGTTTTCTCGAGAGCAATCCAATATTCAACTGGACTATTGCTGACACATTTCCAATGCGAAATCAGTTTAGAACTGACCGCAACTTGATAGTCGCCCGAGATTAGTTTTAGATTAGAGATTAGGAACTGAAAATCAAAGGCAGCTTCTGGATCGTACGTTGAAGCGATCTCTTGTTGCCAGATGTTTGAAGAGCTATTGCTTGGATCTTTAACTTGCAAATACAGTTTACTATCTCCTGCGTTTGTAGTAATCGACACTACTGGATGATTTAGTGCTGCACCTGCTCGGCGAACGTGGCCAATCACTTCAGATGTAAGATCTACATTGACTTCAGCTTCAGGCATATTCACTGCACGCTCTGGAGATGTAAGAATAGACTTATCAGCATATCGATATGTAAGCGACGTAAGAGGAGATTTGATAGTCACACAACTATCACCAAAGTCAAACTCAGGATCTTCAATTAGCGAGAGAGCAGACAAGAATTCATTCAAGTCATAGATACCAATATCCTTATCAAAGGTTTCTTGGACGGTACACGAAGCCATAATATTTTTGGCCTCGGCGATGGACGCTAATTTGTTACCTTGTTCGATAACGAGATTAGGATTGATAGCTGAAAAATTCTTCAGCACTTCTAGTGTTTCTTTACTGATTTTCATAATATATTATTATACCTTGTTTTTGTTGTTTTGTACATAGCTAAATTCTATTAAGAACATTATGCAACAAATAGCATGCGCTCCATGATGAACTCCGGTCTCGTCGTCATGAGTCTCTCCTTTACGAAGTGCCCATAGATGACGTTGCGCTGCAGCAAAATAACGATCATCCAAATTTTCAAGTTCTTTCCAATTATCTCGATCATATTTCGTTGCTCCATAGGTTAGTACCCTCGCCACGTCATCTAACGCATTAGGCGGAATTAGACTATAGTCTGGTTTGTAGTTGTCGTATTTTATTCCTTTATTCATATTTAAAAGTGTTGCCTATTCCTCAGGCTCCCCCGAGGAATAGGACTTTTTCAGTTAGCTAGTTATGACATGCGGTCTCCACCGCAAATTGTTAAAATGGTGCGAATTGATCTGTACCTCCAAACGATGGTTCTATGATTTCGCCGTCTTCAGTAAGTTGACTCTCGTCAATCTTGGTGTAGAGGTCTAAGAACGCTGTACGCGTATCATCATCGAAGCGGCTGATGCACATTGAAATAGACTTTGCTCGATCCTCAAAGATAGAGTACGTCTTAACGATGTGACATAGACGGCGAGTAGAGACGATATCATCTACACCGTCAGCTTCAAACGTCTTGCGAATAACGTTCGACCAAGCTATAAGCTTATCAGCAAATTCTTCTGCTTCAACACCGAACTTACTCATATGAGCCATAACGATTTTCTTCTCGATGACTGGACTAGGAAATTCTTGATCAATCGCACAAACGAATCGCTCAAGGAATGCATCGTCAATGATCGAAGCTGAAGTGAATCGGCCATCGTCTGAGCCACGACCCTTAGTATTGGCTGTAGCGATCACGTTAAAACCGGGGGCAGGGGTGATCACTTGACCAGTTTTCTTTAGTAGAACTGGATTGCCTTCAAGTACACCTTGTAGACACATGATCTTATTCGTAGCACGATCAATCTCGTCAATGAGGAGAACACATCCACGTTCCATCGCTTTGATGATCGGTCCTTTTTGAAAGACTGTTTCACCATCGATGAGGCGAAAGCCACCGATCAAATCATCTTCGTCAGTTTCAGGCGAGATTTGAACTCGAACATATTCACGCTTTGCTTTCGCGCAGGCTTGTTCGATCATCATTGTCTTACCGTTTCCAGAGAGTCCGGAGACGTACACTGGAAAGAAGAGATTCGACTTGAGAATCTTCATGATCGTATTGTACTCTCCCCACTTAATGAAGGTTGGGTCCACGGCTGGAACATAGATCTCGTCGTCAGAGACAGAGGAGACTCCTCTAAGTTCTACGTGGTTAGCAATCACTGCTGACTGCGGTGCAGGCGAAGGTGGTGTAGGCGATACTGAAGGAGCATCGAACGAATAGACTCCACGAGCAACTTTATACATGCTGTGAATAATCTTATACGCCTCGTTGTGCGCTATGCCATTTTCAGCGGCGATAGCAAGAATTTCCTGATTGCGAAATGAGGATTTTCCGAGTGACTTGAGTGTTTGAGTGAGTTGTTCTTTTTTCATAATGTATACTAATTAACTGTTATAGGTCTATTATACCATGTTGGGACGATTTGTACAATGGTTTATATTATTGAATTGCATTGAGTTATGCACTTTATATAAAGGGTTGCGCAAAAATTAGAAAATGCGTTAAGCAATTAGCTCTGCGAATTTAGTTAAGATGATGCGGCTTTGGCGATTCTTAACATTGTGCTTAGCGAAGTCGCGAGCAAGCTTTGTCTGTGCTGCTCGACTATCAGTTACATCAACTGAATCAGAACCGAATTTGAATTCGTCATCTGAGATTTGAACATCTGATGGAAGCAAGAAGTATGAGTTGTACCCTTTAACATTGTGCGCTACAGCGAAACCGTCTTTCTTATATTTCCGCACTTTAGTATTCATATCGTCCCACTTAGAAGCTGTCATATCGGACAATTGGATGCGAATTGATCTGTTACCCTGTGGAAGAAAGAATCCAATGAGGTTTGCTCCAGTTGTTTCAGATAAGATTCTAGTTAGGTCCGCAGTCATACTACGTTTTGGTATCTCGTATTGTTTGCCATTGATATTTGTCAAGTACGATCTTGTACGATAGCTAGCACCCTTTGGTTCGCAGCGATGAGACTCGCCGTCGCTGAGTATAATAACGTTTGTCTTTTGTACTGAGTATCGCTTATTGAACTTATTTACAATGTGCTGTGCTGCTAGGAGAGTTGCGTCTAGAGGTGTGCCTCCAAGCCATTCGTATTGTGAGCAAGCATGTTGAGAAAAGCTGCGGGTCGACAATAAGATCTGTTGTGAAACTTGTACAAAAGCTTTGTCGTAGTCTGCCTTTGACATTCTGCTTGAGAATAACTCGAAGATCATTGTGCCAGACATGTCAAATTCGAGATTAGATTGATTATTGTCAAGATCGCATATTTCACGATAGTCAGAAGTAAAGCCATAAACTTCAAATGGTATGCCAACTCTCTTACAGAATTGTACTAAATTGAGAGTGTGCTCTAAGACATCGCGAAGAACACTGTTCATTGAGCCTGAATAGTCAACAAAGAAAATCATGCCGTGACTCTTAGCATCAGCCAATCGTGTAGTAGTTTGGAAAATTTGATCGTCGTATTTATACTTATGTAAGTTATTGACATCCAAAGATCCGCGGCGCGACTCTTGTGCTCGAGAATACTGGTATGAAGCTTTACGACGTTCAAACTCTCGAACAAGAACGGCAACCTTTTTATTGGTTTTCTTCTTAAAGTCAATAAGCTTAGAGTTGATGTTGGCGACTTCTGAATCAATATCTTCAGAAAGATCGTAGTAGTTTGCAAGTGCCGATCTAAGACTTGGTCGACGTTTTAATATAGTATTATAAGGGATGATATGTTGCTCGATATTCTTCTTTGTTGGCATCAATGCAATAACTTTGCTGCCGTTGTCCGCAGCGTCATCATTGATAGCTTTCTTAAATGCCTCTTGTGTTTCAGACTTATGAGTTGGCTCAAGATCTTCACCTGCTGAGGAGGATGAATCACCACCAGCACCTTCGTCTGATGCGCTAGTGAGTGATTCTTCTACAGAGTCGGTATCACTTTCAACTCCTTCAGAAGTATCAGCATCGCTGTCTTCTTCAGTATCGTCAGTGTCATTAGCAAATGATTCTTCGCCGTCGTCAGCAGAGTTGGATGATTCAGCACTATCTTTAGACTCTTCGTCGTCAGTAGTTTCATCTCCTTCTTCTGAATTTTGATCTTCGGCAGATTCTTCGTCTTCAGATTCTTCGTCTTCAGATTCTTTGTCTTCGGCTTTTTGTTTAGCTTCTTCTTCAGTAAAAGCTTTGATTTCGTGATAAAGATCAACAACGTCTTCAAAGGATTCTGCTTTCATGCACCTATTATAAAGAGCACGTTCTTCCTCTGAGAGAGGGATGTTTGCGTAAGGACCGATTTTGGCGTGAAGGTTGAGGCGATCAATGAAGTTTAATTCGTTAAAGTCTTTGCCTTCAACCTTGAAGAAGTCAGATTCTACAAGCTTCTTATAAGCGCCGTTGAAGATGCGTGGCATACCTGCGTACTTTAATTTGATAAGTCGCTCAATACGAATATCCTCAACGATATTGAGGATATCAAAGTGAGAGCGACCTTCAGCTTCAAGGAATTCAGAGAACTCCTTCTGAGGAGTATA